TTTGTGTCATTATAAATCAAGGCACCTCGTGCTGTAATAGTAGCAGTTGTAAAGCTAAGATCAGCAAAGTCCGTGTACCCAGTCGTCCCGGAAGTAGCGGGATTTACATTAGTTAATGCACCTCCCCCAGCAGAATAACTACCGCTGTTGGCGACTTCGCCCGTAGTAGTGTAGGCTGTTGTAGCCGCACCTAATGTGGCAGTAGTAGACGATTTTCCTCCTCCGCCTATGGCGTATAAAGCCAATTTAAAACTGTTTCCACCAGAGGCATCAAAGTCATGGGTAGCAGATAATAGCTCCCCCTTAAATGAGGTACACATCGCTGTTGTAATTGCCATATCAAAGTTTCCTTATCTGTTCTGCCAGTTCAGAATGGCCCGTTTCTCGTAATGTGGAACAAATTGTAGCCCTGTCTTGATCAACAGCCATTTTTAAATAATAAACTAAAACTTCTCCTAAAGCGTTTTTATATGCGTGAGCCTGATCACGAATAGCCGGTGGTGCATTTTCTGAAATATGAACCACTTTATCAAGAGCCATTTTTGCTATTTCTTCCACAGTCAATCCTCTTTTATAGGTTGTATGTACACTTACCACTCCAGTAATAAGTGGAGGCATTGAATCCAACATTACGCCGTCTCCTGCAAAGAAACAATATTGTCGTTCCTGTCATAAAGACCTGTTATTACATCTTCAGGTTCCGGCGCTATTATTTCAGACTGCCGGACAACCAGTAAAGAATCATTTTCAATCATCATCACCAAAGGATCTTTTAAACGGTGATATCCATATAAACGCTGCTCCGGAGGAACATTTGTATCCAACAAGGAAGAAGTCGGGGCGACTTCGATTTTTATCCCACGGGTGACGCAGAAAGCCAGCCAGAATTCCGTGCAGGCACGTCCTGCTTCTGCAAAATAAATATTCTTTTTATAGGAAAAATCTATGCCATATAAATATATCTTTGCAACTTCATTAAAGGCTGCAAAAGCTAGGGTGTAGGCAACGGTGTTATTAAAGTAGCACAAACCCGTTTCTTTAACGACTTTTTCAAGAGGATAAAGAACAGCCCCGGGCACACGTTTATCCAGCTCGCAAGTGTAAATAGGGCCTGGGTGTAAAGGAAGCGCCTCTCTTAAAGCTCCTGTCTGGTTGCCTGCTAATTCAGTATCCAGAAACCTTGAAGGAGGATCCATCATAAAAACACGGTCATGCTTTATTGGAACCATCATTGAGTTTATAGCCCAAATTTCGTCATACTTTTTACCGTTGGCAACAGAGGAAGTAAAAGCCCCTTGGGAGGCCCCTAGACCAACAACAGCAATTGAGGCACCTTTAAGAGACTTAATTTTCATTGGGCCGCTCTCCGAACTCTGTCATACCTGTATTCATCCCGGGTCTGCTGGGCTTCACCAAGATTCTTGAGCCATTGCAGGGATTCCTGAAACCGGTTGTTGTACAGACTTAATAAATCAGGTTCGCCTTTCATAAAAGTGTAGGCTTCCACCAAACTTCCATATAAAAGGGCCAGCTCTGCGTTTGTTCCAAGCCAGCTCGTGCCGTCTGAAGAAGCTGTTATAGACTGCGGCCTGTAAAAGTAATGAAGCTCCATCGTATAGTTAGAATCCGGCGTCGGAGCCAGTAAAAAGGTGTCCTCATCCCAGTCCGCGTAGTATTTAGGCGTCCCAGTAGTGGCTGGGTTTGGGGTGTAATCCTGCAAAAAAGTCACTTGTTTATACAACAAAAACTCGTTGTTGGAACTGTTAACGGCGCTTAAAGAAAAAGGAGCCAAGAAATCCGTTGGTTTGGTGAGAAATTTAGTTGATTGAGTAGCTGTTCCGGAGACATTTTTACGAAAATCATCAAGCTGGCACTCTTTTAAAATCCGTTCTTCAGCATTAAGAATAAAACGGGACAATTGCCCGGTAAACGTAGATTCCGTGTTGTCAGTGTATTCCTGGATCGCTGTTTTAAGAGTTGTAAACGTAAAAGCCATATCATGCACTCACAGTTACAGGCCCTGCAGAAACAAAACCTCCGCCGCCTTTTATATTGCCTGTTGTTGCTGTTCCACTACCTGCGGTAAAAGTGTAACTATCATCATCTACTTTTGTGATAGAATATCCGTCTTCATCTTCGATAGTCGCCTCGGTAAAACCATCAAAGGCTTCTGCTTTTCTAAATCTAACCGTGTCTCCTGTGCTTCTTCCATGGCTAGGCTCCGTTACTGTAATAACAGCCGATCCACTACCGGAAGACTTAAACGGATTAAAAGGAAGAAGAACCATCACTGCGGGTTCTGTCCTATCCGGTCTTGGATTACGCAAAGCTTCCGGATCTGCCGTAATTTTTCTTACAAGTAGCTGGGGCTGCTTCTTTTCCCATTCATCTTTTCCAACAAGAATACCGGTCCATTCCTTACGCATATCTTTGAGACGATAAGCGGCACCTGACCTGTCGGAAATTCCCATCGCATATTTATTAGAAGCATATCGGGGCATTATGAAATCGCACTAACAAAACTATAAGAAGGAACCAAAGAAATATTGGCCTTGTCCCGATCCTCTTCAGCAGCCCGCAAGAACTCTTCTTCATACAAAGCCTTTAAAATCTGAATTCGATCCGGGGCTTTTTTCAAAGAAATATAGTAAGCGAGACCGGCAGCAAGACAAGGATAAAACCGAAAAGGGATTTCCACAGTATTTACTGAAGTGTCCGCATCATCTATGCGAATAAGGCGATCATAAATAAACTGATCTGTGCTGTTTTCAGGGGTGGGCCAAAGTTTAACAATAGGAGTGATTTGTCGATCCACGTAAAATTGAATAGGGCGCGCCGTTGTCGTTTTATTTGGGATATTAAGATAAACATCACGACTGACACGATTAACTGCCAAATCCGTGCTGTCTCGACGAATTACAGCGGATAATATATCAATAGTGGATTGAACATCTTCAAAAGAAACCGCAGACGAAACGGTGGTAGTCGCAGAACTTGAGGACCCGGTTATTGTTTCTCCGGAAGTAAATGTTCCTGAAGGAACCGTTATTGTCATGGAAGTAGAATCCGGCTTCGTTATAATAGAAGCTGTTGCACTACTGCTTCCTCCTGTAATGGTTTCGCTTACAGTGAAACTACCACTAGCCCCCACACTAAGAGTCAAAGTTCCAACAGGATACTCACTAATATCCTTGGCAACTGTTTGGGTAACTTGGTTTATTGTCCATCTGTTAAGGCCTCTGTTAGCCCAGTCAGCAAATAAAAAGTTTAAGGATCTACGAGCCGTTTTTACGTCGTATCCGGTCCTTAGTTCCAAACCGCATCGTTCAAAAGCTTCTTCTACGTAATCTGCTACATTAGGCTCAAAGTCCTTAGATCCAGAAACAGCCATGATATAATGAACCTTTCATCTTAACCTCAAATGATTAAGGACCCTGTTAGTATTCTTTTAAGCAATAAAGAACCACTGAATATGTGTCCCCACTACTGTGACCAACTGTCGTAAACTTTATGTCTCCGGTTTTGCCACCAGAAGCAGCAACATTCGGAAGACCACTAATATCAGAATAATCCAGGGTATCGGCATAATCCGCAGGAAGCTCCGCTGCAATAACGTTAGTAGAGGCGTTCCAAAGTACCTTTACACCCATACCAACATTAGAGAAGGAGATTTTTTGAAGTCTTACTCCCGTGCAAGAAGTACCTTCTGGATTTGTGGACAAACCTGAAACATCTACTTTAGTAACAGCAGATTCACCCGTTCCATCACTTGTATTAGTGCAATAAACAACAGCAGTTCTTGCCCCATCAATTACTGTAGTGGCCGTTACAGCATCTGCCATGACTCACTCCTCTACTTATTCAAAGGGCGTTGCTAAAGTACCATCACCATGAAGAAAAGCTTCACAATGCCATACCGCTGCTGTAGTAGCTTTCAGTCGAATAATACCACCAACAAGCCATCCTTGGGCCGCTGTGCCAAGATCAATAGTATCATCATCACTAGCGTCTGGAATAAAGGTATTGGTATCTCCAGCAGTCGCCGGATCAAAAAGTTGGGCAAACCCAGAATAAAGATCGCTGGCGTTTTGCGTATTGATCTGTCCTGCACCGGTAAAAGTTGTGCCTACAATAAAAGTGTATTGCAAACCCGCCGCCGCTGTAGGCAATGTAACAACAATGCCTGCCGCACGGTTAAGGGTAAAAACGGCACCGGATTGAGTTGTTGCAACTGTATAAGTAGCATCCTCAATCGAAACAATGTTGTCATAAGATGAAACATAGCCCGTGGTAACTAAATTACCACTCGTGTCAATATCAAGATTGGTGGTAACAGCACCCGTGCCGGAAGTTACGCTAATTTGCTCAAAGCCATTTTCCGAGCGCACTGGGCCATTAAAAGTAGTATTAGCCATAAAAGACCTCCTTACAAAGGTTTCGCTCTAGTGTCCTGTAAGAGTCTGCTGGGGCAGTCGCCAGAGCTATTAATCCCAGATTAAGCGGGGGAAAGTTTCCTTTCCCCCGTAGCTGCTTAGTTATGCTCCAGGTGACCCGAAGATACCGCGAGGATCCGACCAACCGAACGCATAGCGTTCCCGAGCCTTATACCGCACGTTACCGGTGTCAAAATCACCTTCCATGGAAGTCCGAACAGCCGTCCTGTTAAAACCTTTCAGGCCATTTGGCGCATCCGTTATAATAAACCACGCATCCGTATCTGTCAGGAAATGGTTAACGGTATAACCTTCCGGAAGCATACCCATGTTCCGAACGGCATTAATATCGTTATCCGCTGTTCCGGGACGAAGAGTGGATTCTAAAAGCCTATCTGCAGTAAATTGAAGCTCCTTTGGAAGGATCATCTTATTACCACGAACAGAAACTTTAAGACCACGTTCATCAACAAAACCCGCAATATCAATAAGGGCCTGTTCCAGACTTGTCTCGTTAAGATCCGCTGCAGTCGAAAGTTCATTACGGAAAGTATTACCGTTTACAAGAGTATGCGCCGTCGATAACAATTCTAAACCATCACCTCCGGTATAGCTGCTATCAAAACCGTTGTTAAGTACCGAAGCGGCCTTAACCTGTTTTGTTTGGCTCATACTTCGTGCTAAGGCTTTTGTATACCGAGAAGCCAGACGATCATAAAGATTATCTTCAACAGCTTCCTCTGTAATGGAGAATGCCAAGGCGATTGTCTCCATCGTATACCGTGCCGTATACACTTCCTGTGCATCATCAAACGAGACCGCCGAGCCCTCAGATTTGGTAGGTGCCGAACCGAAACCGGACAGCATTACCTCTTCTTCAAAAGCACGATCCGAACTTTCCATACTGAAAATTTCTTCGTGTTCTCGTTCATATTGATCGTATTCCAATCCGAACAATGCGTTCAGGCCGGGTTCTAACTCTTTGACGAGTTGTGCTCTGCTAATAGCCATTTTTCAAACCCTCCTATACGCCAGTGGTTGAAGGTGTA